CAATGAGAAAGGTGAAATACTGAAATAATATATTTTGCGTCTTTCTTGATAAAGAACTGAATTTGCCCTCATAAGAAGAGAACAGTTCTTATCAAAAGATACAGGGTCTTTATAAATAATTTCATTCATAAAGATTGTCGTTTTTTACTAATATTGAACCGTTTTTACAGAAGCAACTGTCCGAGATGAACAGTTGCTCTTTTTAATTTTTATGTTGCCGTTCATAACTGCCAGTACATTGTGAAAATCTATTTTAGATTTTTCTCGGTTTGACTTAACCGATTGAGAAATAAACTTTTAGCGAATTATTTGAGAAATAGAAGTAACGATTTAGCAACTGTGCGAATTTCAGTGTTTTACGTTGCTATGCTGTCAAATAACTCTTTCATCTGCAAATATAATATGTTTTTCCAAAAACGAAAAACATCAAGCGTGTTTTTCTGAATGGGATGGTAATTATCCCTTGATTAATATGGGGTATCTATATTCCAAATGTCCACTGAATCATTTTTTTGATATTCATTAAAATCAGAGATGGCATCATTTATCATTAGTGTATTCTCTCTAAACATTGAACATTTTGAAACATCATTATCATTGCAATATTTTGGATTACCACATTTTTTATACAATTTGCAGAACTTGCTTCCACTCATATCTTCTGCTTGCCATTTACATAATTGGCAATCTTTCTTTAAATACCCATCAAGATACGCTTTAACTTTTCCAATTGTATATAAACCACCACTATTGATAAAATATGGTATGCAATCATCATATGGCATACTTATTTCATAGATTCCCTTTCTGTGGTGATTGTAATTCCTACAAGTAAACGTATCTCGTTCAACATAGCTTTTCAAAGTATGATGTAAGATATATTTTTGAAAAGGTTGCGCAAAGTCCTCTGCTAAAACTTCCTTACGTTTAAAGTTGTGCAACTTAACTTTTTCACATTCATTTAAATTTGTGGAATTTACAATATCCAAAATATCTTCTTCTGACTGAATACTAAGTTCAATAATACGAATGCCCGATTTTTTCTTTTCTTGACTGCATTCATGTGTTACAAATACTTCAATGAAAATAGGCAAATTAGGATTAGTCTTGTTTTCGCAATACAAATCGGCTATAAAGTCTCTACACCTATGTTCTTGGATGCATTTTGAATAATAAGTCTTTAAATCAAATTGCACTTTCTTTACCCTCTTACAGTTTATCTTGTCATAGAAAACACAATTATCATACTTGTCGCACTTTTCATAACTATCCATAGATAATATGATATGCTCTTTCTGATTAAACCAATTCATTATCATTATCTCAGCAATGGAATGTAGATATTTGTCGTAAGAACATTTGTCAGCCTTATGCGCAAAATGCCATTGGCGGATATTTCCACGTTTAGCTATCATCTCACTGTGACAATAAGGACAAAAATATCGTTCGTTTGAATAATATACATCCTTTATATCAACGATGCAATTATCGGTGTTAAGTGCAAAATGTTGATAAGTGTGTGAATGTTTCATTTTATAAGTACCGACTAATAAACTCCTTCTTTTTCCCTAATTATGCCAATGTTTTCATCTGTCGATTTTGATTTTTGCACGACTATTTGGTCAAAATTCTTTTTCCCCACTTGTATTTGACCATTTGAAAACACATATAGAAAAACATTTTTCAAAGTCTTTTTATATATAGATTTTCCATTTTTATCAACGACTTTTACTTTGACTTTATATTTATCTGATATAAAATAGTCAGGAGTTATTGACTTGAAAGACATCGTAACATCTTCATAATATTTCCCTTCAATATCAAGAAATGCTACTTTACGTACAACTTCCATATCAGTTAAAGGCTTTGCTGTTTCTGGTTCACTTTGAGCAAAAGCCAAAGGACACGTAAACAACATAATTAACAGCAATACAGACATTTTTGCCTTGTCTAAAACATAAGTGTTAGTGATTTTAGTCATATCTATTATTTTTTTAATGATAAAAAGCGCAGACATTCGCCATACGCTTCACGGTTCACCACAAACCACAACTAAATATGGGAAGTCTGCGCCCATATTCGGGGCAGTCCCAATATTAGTTGTTGCTCTTTACTTGTAGTGGTGATTGTGAAGCTATCGAGCAATATGTCTTGGAACGAGTTATCTCAATCCAACTGCAAAAATACAAAAAAACGTGATAATCCATTCAATATAGGTAGATTATTCGGCTGTTTTCTTTGAACTATAGTTTTATACCCCTATTTTGCCTTGGCTTCGGTATTCCAATAGCTTCTCTAAACTCGCTCATCTTTTTTCTGAACCAACTCACGTGTGGAACTCCGTCAATATTGAAATCGAATTTTCCGTTTTCATTCTCCTTGATGGCGCAGATAGAACGCTTGGTTTCAAAACTTTGGTTGAACTCCGAAGAGTAGAGTTTACCTTTAATGGCAACATCCTTGAAAGTGCATAGTCTTCGGATAATACCGTCATCGAAACCCAAGCGGTCACGCAGGAAATTTATTGTCGGTATCAGCTTTTCCACGTATGGGAAATAGCATTTGACAAAATTCACGAACTCGGACAGCTTACCATTCTGTTGCTCATATGTGCTTTTCATTTCCTGCATCTGTTTGGCTTGTTGTCGTTCCCGTTGTCGGGCTTCTTCTTCAAGTTCAATGATGCGGTTTTGCAGGGCGGTGTTCTCCCTTTCCAATGTCTTGACCTTGTTGCTGCCGAAAAGAGAACCGACACTCTCGGCGATGTTGGCGGCTGCGACGGTTGCCGCCCCTTTCAGCTTCTCGGTCTGTATTTCTTTTTTCGCCCGTCTTAGTTCCTCCCGTGCCGTTTCTTTCTGCTGTTGCAAATCCACCACTTCCGCTTTGAGGTCGTCGGAGAGTTTCTGTATATCCCGATAATACTGCTGCGTGGACTTGTGGCGAGCCTTCGAGCCGTCTATGCCCCTTTGCAGCCCGTATTTTGCCATCGCTTCGGCATAGGTATCTTGGTAGGACTTCAATTTCAGCCGTGTCATAATATCGTCTGCGCACAGCCTCACGGTGTCGGTCGGCTTCTTGCGGTATCGCTTCTTTGTCTGTTCCTCCCTTTTCCTGCGCTTTCGCTCTCCCTTGACGATGGGAACGAGCGTAACGTGTATATGCGGTGTTTCCTCGTCCCTGTGCAGGTGAGCCGCCACGATGTTCTCCTTTCCGAACGTATCGGCGAAGTATTTCAGATTGTCGGCGCACCACTCGTCCAAACGCCCCTCTTCCTCTATCCGCTTCATGTCCTCGTGCGTTCCCGACACGTTGATGCGGATTGCCCGTACTTGGTTACTTCCGATTTTGCGTGTCAGCCCCGCTTCTTCCAATCTCCGCTGTATAGCCGCCGAACGGTCTTTCACCCCGTCGGGGTATTCGATGAGCCTGCGGTTCAAGTGCGTGCGTGTGGGGTCGGCGTTCTTCGGAATGATGAAACGCTCGATATGTGCGGTCGTTCCGCTGTCGCTGCCGTGCGCCTTTTCCATGTGTAAAACTACGAAACCCATATATTCTTCCTTTCTTTTTTTGCTTGTGAAACAATGATTTTTTGTATCTTCGGGGGTGGCAAATGCCGTCCCCGATGGGGTGTGCAGAGGGGCTTGCCCCTTGCCTTATTGGGGAATTTTCAGCGATACGTAGTATTGCGGCTCGGAAAATTCCCTAATAAGCTATGGTATTTTCTTCGTAAATACCTTGCGGCGTGTCGTCTGTCTTTCGGTTGTGGCTGTCCCTACCGCTTGCGTACCCATAACTCCCCCTTATTATTTTTCCCCTTTCGGTCGGTGGGTGGCAGGGCGGTCTTTTCCGTTTTCAAAGGCTCTTTTGCATGGGGCGGTCGGATGCAAGGTTCAGGGGAAGAATACTACCCGAAGAATGAGGGTAGAGATTGTTCCCCTGACGGCGTAACCACCTGACCTTGAAGCCGACGGAAAGCCCCGTGCTTGCTTTGCCTTTGTAAACGGGAATGATTGCTCCGCTTGCCTGCGGCAAGGAGATTTCCCCTGCATTTCTCGCTATAAGCGATGTACTGACGTACTGATTTAGTGATTTCAATACGTCAATACGACACGACTTTATGACGACACGACTGCTTGACTGCCGACATTCAGCGAAAGAAAAATCATGTTGTTCTCTTTTCGCCCGTACATAATCCTCTCCAACAATGCCTTGCGGACTTTCGCAGCCCCGAACGATTCCACACAGAAAGCGAGGGCGGCTATCGTTTCGAGGTTGTAAACCTCCGCACTGTATTTGTCCGATATGCGGATAGTGCGTTTTATGTCGTACTCTCTCAAAACTCCGCTCTTGCAAAGTGCCTTTATCCCTGCCCGAACCGTCGGGGCGATTACCCCGAACAGTTCGCAGATTTCCCACTCGGTCATAGCGGTTGCACCTATGTCGGTCGGTAAAGAGATACTGCCGTATTCGTCTATCGTGATGATGTTTCTTTCTTCTTTCATCGCTGTTCTGTTTTTAAGGTTGTTAAATGGCTCGGCAAATATTCTTTTCCATGTCCTCTAACTTGTGCGACAAGGTTTCCATGTCTTGGCTTATCTTCTGGGCGGTGATTTTGGCGTAAATTTGGGTGGTTTTTATATTCGTGTGCCCCAAAAGGCGGCTCACGGTTTCGATGGGCACGCCGTGCGACAAAAGTACGGTCGTGGCGTTCGTGTGCCTTGCGACATGGTAGGTCAAACGCACCTTGAAGCCGCATTGTCTGCCTATCCCTTTCAGTATCTTGTTGCAACTGCCGTTGCTCGGAACGGGGAAAACATGACCGTCCCTTGCCAGTCCCTTGTATTTCTCTATGATGCGTTTGGGAACGTCCAACAGACGGATATTCGATTCGGTGTTGGTTTTCTTTCTTCGGGTGATTATCCACAGATTGCCGTCAAAGAATGTTTGCAGGCGGTCGGCGGTGAGGTTCTTCACGTCCGAATACGCCAAACCCGTGAACACCGAAAAGACGAACAAGTCCCGTACAAGTTCATGGGCGGCGTTCTTCATCGGTGCATCCATGAGCGTCTGTATCTCCGTTTGGGTGAGGTAGCCCCTGTCCACGCTTTCGGGAGAGTTGATATACCCTGCAAAGGGGTTGAACGGCAAACGTCCGTCGTTCCTCGCAATGGAAACGATGTGTTTCAACACAATCATGTAGCCCCACACGGTATTGGTGCGGCATTTCTTCTCCGTTCTGAGGAAATACTCGAAGTCGTTGATGAAAGTAAGGTTGAGTTCCTTTAACGGAATATCCTCACGCTTGTAAGTATGGGGCAGAAACTCCCGGATATGGTTGCAGACCGTCCGATAACGGGTAAATGTTCCCTGCGCCCTGCTGTGCCCGACTTTCTTCGCAAACTCGGCGTTGTGCTGCTCGAACAGCTTCAACAAGGTTTCCTGCTTGACGCCGATACCGAGATAGGCGTCTTTGAGTTTGGCGGCGGTAACATAACCGTCCGTCTGCATCAGTTCTTGATAGCGGCGGTTTACCTCCACACGGATTTTATCTACCGCAAGGTTGATTTTCTGCGCTTCGATACTCTTGCCCGAAGCACGGTTGTTCTTCACGTCCCACAAGCGTGGAGGAACGTCCATCTTGCAACTGAACTGTTTAATCTCGCCGTCCACCGTGATACGGCACATTAAAGGCAGGTTGCCGTTCGGCTTCTCGCTGCCTTTCTTCACGTAAAATAATACCTTGAATGTACTACGCATAACTCACTCCTTTTTTTGGTTACAAAATTAGTTATTAGTGAGTTACCGACAGCTATGTAAATCGACGCAAAACGCAGAAACAGAACCTTTTAGCAAGAAATCTGCACCCGTTACGGGAGTAACGAGGTGGTAACTGAACTTCTGCACCGTTTGGCTTCGAGGTGGTATTTCGTTGGCTCTGCCCCATAGAAAAACAAAGCGTAACGAACGCTCTATCAGCTAATTCACTACGCTTTGCCCAAATTTACTTTTTCGCTATGTGTTTATTTTAAGACCACAAAGACGGACATAGTCAATAAGATGACTAAGAGCCGTATCATGTTCCGGGGTATCAAGACTTCTTCCGGGAACCAGACAGCAAAACTGAAATCCATTCAAGGCATTACGACTTTCGTCTGCGATGAAGCGGAAGAGTGGACAAGCGAAGATGAGTTCGATAAAATAATGCTCTCCATTCGCAAGAAGGGTATTCAGAACCGGATTATCATTATAATGAATCCGTGCGATTCCAATCACTTCATCTACAAAAAATACATTGAGAAAACTCACAAGCTGGTAGAGATTGACGGTGTGCAGGTTCAGATTTCCACTCATCCGAATGTACTTCATATCCATACCACGTATTTTGATAACTTGGAGAATCTTTCCCCGGAGTTTCTGAAAGAGGTGGAGGATATGAAGGTAAATAATCCCGAAAAATATGCTCATGTGGTTATCGGCCGCTGGGCTGACGTTGCTGAAGGTGCAGTGTTCAAGAAGTGGGGAATTGTTGACGAGTTCCCGGCTTGGGCAAAGAAAATTGCTTTCGGGCAAGACTTCGGTTATA